TACGATGAAGCCGAATTAGTAGATCCTGTAGAAAAAGATGACGATGAAGTAATTGTTAATGTAGGAAGCAATGGCTGAATTAAACATTGATTTACATCCTGCCCAGTTAGAAATATTTCATTCTAAAAAACGCTTTAAAATAGTTGCTGCAGGAAGAAGGTTTGGAAAGTCCTACCTTTCTGCTTGGTTATTATTAATTAACGCTATTCAATCTCCTTCTAAAGATGTATTCTATGTAGGCCCAACTTTTCAACAGTCCAAAGATATTATGTGGGCAATGCTTAAAGAGCTAGGAAAAGACTTAATAGCCCAAGCTCATGAGAACACAGCCGTATTAACTCTTATTAATGGCAGGAAGATATACCTTAAAGGATCAGATCGACCAGATACTTTAAGAGGCGTAGGACTTGCATATGTCGTGCTCGATGAATATGCTTCTATGAAGCCACAGGTTTGGGAACAGATATTAAGGCCAACACTTGCGGACGTGCAAGGTGGGGCACTCTTTATAGGAACTCCCGCCGGGAAGAATCACTTTTACGATTTATACAAAGATGCTTTTGAAGATGATGAATGGGATGCGTTCCAATACACATCAACAGATAATCCTTTTATATTAGAGTCAGAAATTAAAGCTGCCAGTAAAACTATGTCTTCTATGTCATTTAGGCAAGAATTTGAGGCATCTTTTGAAACTAACTCTGGCGGCATATTTAAAGAAGAATGGTTTGAATTAGCAGAAGAACCAGAAAATGGATATTATGTAATTGCAGTTGACCCTGCTGGCTTTGAGTCTATAGAAAAAGAACGTAATTTAAAACGATCTAGGTTAGACGAAACAGCTATTGCTATTGTTAAGATAGATAGAGATAAATGGTGGGTTAAAGACATACTACATGGTCGTTGGAATGTAAAAGAATGTGCTAAAAAAATTCTTTCATCTGCGATGAAGGTAGAATCGGCTACGGTTGGCATTGAAACAGGATCATTACGCAATGCAATACTTCCTTATCTGGAAGATGAAATGAGCACTGAAGGTAAATGGGTAACAATAATAGAATTGCGACATGGCGGCAAAAAGAAAACAGAACGAATTACTTGGGCGTTACAAGGTAGGATGGAGCATGGACAGATAACTTTTAATAAAGGTAGAGAGTGGAAAGACTTTCTTGGTCAGTTAAATGATTTTCCTAACCACCTGGCCCATGATGATTTGCTTGATGCGTTGGCTTATATTGATCAAGTTAGTGTGGCGGATTTCGCACATTCTATAGAACTAGCAGAAGAATGGGAGGTAATTGACGATGTGGCAGGATATTGAAAATATTTTTGACTTTGATTTGTCAGATGAAGAAATACAAGAACTTTTAATTTATAGTTCTGATGAAACTAATTTAAAGAAAAGATATATAGTTGCTTGTCAGATTATTTCTAATATGGGCAACTTAAAAGAACAATTTAGCGATCACGATGAGGCAGTTGATTTAACAATTTGTAAAATGTTAATAGATGGTGATGCGTGGATTGAAGAAGTAAGTCCAATTTTACATTAAATGATAATGATAATCACTTGCGTTTAAACAAAGACTCTGTTAAAATCGGAACTTATTAGGAGTAATTAATTAAATATGTATAACAGCAGTCAACAAGAAAATAAATACCAGGCATTAGCAAGTTGGTTAAATTATAGACTTGACGGTTGGCGTAATCATAGAAATATTAATTACATTCCAATGTGGGATGAGTATTACAGGCTTTGGCGTGGTATTTGGTCTGCTGAAGACAAAACTAGACAGTCTGAGCGTTCAAGACTTATTTCTCCTGCACTACAACAAGCTATTGAGTCTTCTGTAGCCGAGCTTGAAGAGGCAACATTTGGACGTGGCAAGTGGTTTGACATCAAAGATGACATGCTTGACCAAGATAAAAGTGAAGCCGAGTATATACGCAATTTATTGCAAGAAGATTTAGAAAAAACTGGCTGCAAAGATGCAATGTGTGAAGTTTTTCTTAATGGTGCTATTTATGGTACTGGTATTGCAAAAATTGTAGTTAAACAAAGCATTGAAAGAGCTCCTTCGGAACAACAAATTGATGGAACAATGGCTACAACTCGTACAATAGTTGAGTTTCCGTCTATAGATGTTCATGTTGAGCCTATTTCTCCAAAAGAATTTCTTATTGACCCATCTGCTAATTCAATTGATGATGCTTTAGGAGTTGCTCACGAAGTAATTAAACCTAGATATCATGTTGTTGAAGGAATACGTTCTGGAGTTTACAGAGATGTTCCTCTTGATGGTGATTATGATACAGTTCAATTTGGTTATGATCCAGAAGATAAACAAATAGATGAATCTGACTCTGTTAAAATCTGTGAATATTGGGGTAAAGTACCTAGAAGATTTTTAAGCGAAAATGCTGACAAAGATGATTTTGAATACGATAAATCTGATTCAAATGAACTAGTAGAAGCAGTTGTTACTATGTGTAACGATCAACATATTCTTAGAGTTGAAGAAAACGCTTTTATGATGATAGACAGACCTTTTGTTAGTTACCAACACGACATTGTGCCAAATAAATTTTGGGGAAGGGGCGTAGCAGAGAAAGGCTATAACCCGCAAAAAGCATTAGATGCAGAAATGAGAGCAAGAATAGATTCTTTAGCTTTAACTACTACACCGATGTTAGCTGCAGATGCAACTAGACTTCCAAGAGGAACTAAATTTGAAGTTAGAGCTGGCAGAACAATTTTAACTAACGGAAATCCTAGAGAAGCAATTATGCCTTTAAGTATGGGGCAAACTGATCAAAATACATACAATCAAGTTGCATCTTTGCAAAATATGATACAAATGGGAACTGGTTCTGCGGATAGTCCTGCAGCAGGTGGTGAAACTGCTAGTGGTATGTCAATGATGCAAAGTGCTTCTATAAAAAGACAGAAACGCACACTCATGAATTTTCAAAACACTTTTTTAATACCTTTAATTAATAAAAGTATGTACCGTAAGATTCAATTTGATGTTGATCGTTATCCTGTAACAGATTACAAATTTGTACCATATTCTACTATGGGTATTATGGCTAAAGAACTTGAAGGTCAACAAATGGTATCTATGTTACAAGCTATACCTAAAGATTCTCCTGCGTTTAATGTAATTTTAATGTCAATGTTTCAAAACTCTAGTATTCATAATAGAGATCAAATTGTTAATGCATTAATGCAAGGTGATGAACCAAATCCCGAAGCAGAACAAATGCAACAAGCTCATATGCAATTAGAAATGGCACAATTAGAAGCCAACATACAAAAAACTCAAGCTGAAGCACAAGAAGAACAAGCTAGAGCTATGAAACATCAGTCAGATGCAATGAGTAATCAACCAAATGACATGGATTTTCAAGAAAAACTACTTAAATTACAAAAAGATCAAATATCAGTACAAAAAGGCATAGCAGATATTGAACATATGCGTTCTGAAACTGCTCGAAATATTCCAGAAGTAGAACATCTACAATCTGAAACAATATTAAACTTAGCTAAAGCCGAAGCTGCTGGAGAAAAAAAACAAATTAACACAACATTTCAATAGTGATAAAAACGGATGAAAAATTTCTTGAAGATAGATTAGGAATGTTTGAATCACATGGTTGGTTAGATTTAATAGAAGATATAAAGAATTTAGAAGAAGGTATTGGTAATTTAGACAATATTAATTCTGAGCAAGACCTTTGGTTTACTAAAGGTCAGTTGCGTTTAATAAACTTTATTTTAAGTTTAGAAAATGTAACAAACCTAGCGTTGGAAGAACTCCAAGACGGAAATTCAACATAATCAAACTTCATAATCCTGCAGAGGACGGAGACACAATGAACGAAAGTATAGTGGTAGACGAAGCAACTTTAACAGAAGAACCAATAACAAATCAAGAAGAAGTAGTAACAGAGATACAGAATGAGGAAACTCAACAACCTGAATCCAATATTTCAGACAGATATGCTGGGAAATCTATACAAGATGTTATTAAAATGCAACAAGAAGCTGAAACTTTAATGGGTAAACAAGCTGATGAATTAGGAATAGCTAGAGCATCAGTAAAAGAAAAAGAACAATTACTTTCAGCGTTACTTAAAGCACAAGATAATGCAACAACTACTGCTCCACCAGAAGAACCTGTAGCACAGGAGGATAACTTCTTTGACGATCCAGTTAACGCTGTGAATAAAGCCATAGAAAACCACCCAGATGTTATAAAGGCTAGAGAAGAAAGAATGGGAAACGCGCAAAAGCATAATTTAGAGTCTTTAGAAAAGGCTTATCCAAATTGGCAAGAAACCGTTAAAGATTCTGGTTTTCAAAAATTTATTGGTGATAGTGAAACAAGAAGTGAAATGTTTCGTAAAGCAGATGCAGATTTTAGATCAGACTTAGCTATAGAACTATTTGATTGGTACTCTAAGACAGAAATGTCTAGTAAGACCAAAGAGGCAGTAGCAGAAGAAAAATCTAATATTGAAAAAGCTATGAAACAAACAAGTTCTGAAAGCAGATCATCGGGAGATTCCGTAGGTGGCAAGAAGGTTTACCGCAGGGCAGATTTAATTAACTTGCAGGTAACAGATCCTAACCGATACGCAGCGTTGTCAGATGAAATTCAGTCAGCGTATGAGGAAGGTAGGATTAAATAATAATACTTATAATAGGAGAAGGAAATGGCGTTAGGTACAAATAACACCACGGCAGCGGTTGCTGGCAACTTCATCCCCGCGTTGTGGAGTGATGAAGTAATAGGTGCATATAAATCAAATTTAGTTGTTGCTAATGTAGTAACTAAATTAGCCCATAAAGGCAAAAAAGGAAACTCAATAAAAATACCTGTTCCAGCAAGAGGTAATGCTAGTGCTAAAGTAGCTAATACACAAGTCGTGTTGTCAGCAGCTACTAACACGGCTGTAGATGTGCTTATTAACAAACACTTTGAGTATTCAAAGTTGATTGAAGATATTGCAGAAGTACAGGCACTTGCATCAATGAGGAAGTTTTATACGGATGATGCAGGTTATGCGTTAGCTAAACGAGTAGACACTGACCTAGTTACATTATGGGAAGAGTTTTCAAGTAATGCAGCTCAAGCTGGTGTAGTAGGTGGTACTGGTGCAGCAGTTTTTGAGAAAGCAGTAATTGGTAGTAACGGTACTACTCTTTATACTGGTAACTCATCTAACGCTGCTGACATTGCTGATGCTGGAATCAGAGGTATGCTTTTACAACTTGATAATGCGGATGTTCCTATGGACAATCGTGTAATTGTAATGCCACCAATTGCAGCAAACGACTTGCTTGGAATCAACAGATTTACTGAGCAACAGTTTATTGGTGATGGTAGTGCAATTAAGACTGGCAAGATTGGAATGATATATGGTGTTGATGTTTACATCTCATCTAATTGTCCTTCTGCTGTTGGTGGTGCTACTGCAACTGATAGAATCGGTGCAATGTTCCACAAAGATGCTCTAGTTTTAGCAGAGCAAGTTGGAGTTCGTTCACAGACACAATATAAACAAGAGTATTTAGGTGATTTGTTCACTTCTGATACTTTATATGGTGTCAAGACACTTCGTCATACTGCTGGCGTTGCGTTTGTAGTTCCAGGTGCTTAATTAATTAAGCCGTAGCCCCTTCTCACGAGGGGGTTATTCTGAATTAATTTAAAAGGAAATAATATAATGAGCGCTAAATCTGATAAAGATAATTTTTTGTCTAGTAGAAATGCTAAATCATATTCAGTATCTAAAATGACATTTGGTGCTGAATCTGATGAAGATTTAAAAAAAAGAATTAAAAAAGCAGTAATTAATAAAAAAAATTCTAGTAAAGGTTTGCAAAAATAAACGCCTTTTTAGGAATAGTTATGGAAAGTAATAAAAATTCTAATGTAATTGTACAAACAGAAATGGACTCTTTAATAGAAGTTCTTGCTAATAATCAAGATAAAAATTTTATACAAAGAATTTTAAATAAAAATGATTACCCAGAATTAAAAGGTGTAGGTAAATCAAAAGGAAAAGTACATACTCATTTAATGTCTGATACTGAAGTAGATGGTAAATTTTTAGTTTATCCAGAAGTTGTACAAATTGATGGGGAGCTTGTAAAAAAGAACAGAGAAGAAGCATTAGACTATGCTTTAGAAACTGGAGAATATGTAGAATTACCTACGCAATCTTCAGCCTCTTGGTTTGCTCAAAATTATAAAAAATATTGGGATAATATGGGGTATAAACACTAATGCCTTTTTACGAATACGAATGTAAAGACAAACATGTTTTTGATGAAATGTGTTCTGTTAAAGATAGATTACAAAAAAAAGAATGTCCAGAATGTGGACAAAAAGGTCAATTTAGAATAAGCGTTAGAGGTACACAACCTCATTTTGGCAATCAAGATACTCTTTTTAATATGCGAGAGCGTAAACGATTAGGAAAGGATGATTTTAATGGACATATTTGAAGATACTACTAAAAACAAAGAACTAGATTATCTTTCAGATATGGCTAATAGTCTTGTTAGTGATGACAACCAGCATGATGACATTGAATTATTAGGAGAGTTGAATGATTAAAATGCATTGGAAAAAGAAAAAAACATTAGCTATGTTAGCTAATAGAAGGCAAAGTCAAAGACAATTTGATCCTACAGTTACAATTGCAACAGAAATTCAAGCAGAACAAAACGACATACTTGGAAGAAATCTTTACATAGTAACAGAAACAATTTTTGATCCTAACAACAACAATTTAAACTACTACATAATAGCGGAGTAATAAATGGCACAAATTAAAATATCAGCACTAACAGCACTCACCAATACAGATGGCAATGAAGAGTTGCTTATTAATGATGGTGGAGTGTCTAAAAAAGTAATTATAACTAACGTCTTACCAGACGATTCAGTATTAACTAAACACATTGCATCTAGTAATATAGGTACAACAGAGATTGCAGACAATGCTGTTACCTCTGCTAAGATTGCAGATTCTAATGTAAGCACAGCAAAAATTGCTAATGATGCTATTGTTGGTACTAAAATTGCTGATAATGCAATAAATTCTGAACACTACACAGATTTAAGTATTGATGAAGCACACATTAATGACGGTAATATTACAGTCGGTAAAATGGCTGCTAACTCAGTTGATTCTGCACAATATGTAGACGGTAGTATTGACAGAGTACATTTAGCTGTTGACATTGTAGACGGAACAAAGATTGCAGATGATAGTATTAATTCAGAACACATAGCAGCAGACTCTATAGATGCAGAACATCTAAATGCAAATTCAGTTAATACGGATGCTATTATTGATGATTCAGTTACGTCAGCCCACCTTGCGGCTGGTGCTGTGGATGCAACTGCTTTAGGAAATGATGTTGTAAATAGTCAACACTATGCAGCAGCTAGTATTGACAATGAACACTTAGCTGATAACGCAGTAAATACAGCAGAGATAGCTAATAATGCAGTTACTACGGCTAAATTAAATTTAATATCTACAGGTAGTGTACCTTCATTAGAAGCAAAAGGAACATCTGGAGTTACAGATGGTTACATACAATTAAACTGTGCGGAAAACTCACACGGCATTAAACTTAAATCACCACCTCATTCAGCAGGTGCAAGTTACACTTTAGTTTTTCCTAATGATGATGGTAATTCTAACCAAATGTTAACTACAGATGGTTCTGGTGTTTTAACTTGGGCTAGTGCAGGTTCAAACTCTATAATTGCAGGTTCTGTAAACGCAGCAGCTTTAGGTACAAACTCAGTTACAAATGTTAAAGTAGCTGACAACGCAATAGATACAGCAGAGATTGCAGCAAGTGCGGTTGAAACAGCTAAGATAAATGATGGAGCTGTTACTGCCGATAAGCTTGCTTCTAACTCAATTACTAATGTTAAGATGGCAGATAATGCAATTGACACACTAGAATTAAGGTCTAATGCAGTTGAGACAGCTAAAATTAATGATGCGGCAGTTACTACAGTTAAAATTGCTGATGATGCAATTACAGCAGCTAAAATGGCAGACAATTCTGTAGACTCAGATATGTATGTTAATGGTTCAATCGATGCTGCTCATTTTGCAGCAGGTTCTGTAGACACTACTGCACTAGGTG